CCCCCTTGCCCAGTTGCTTGCCCAGCTGATCCACGCCGGTGGCAGCCAGGCCGGATACAATGCCAACAGCCACAGCTGTCAGCGCGTCCCCCGCTGGGAAATCGGGCATGATGTACATCCCCACAGCTCCCAGCGCCGCTCCCGCGGTGCCCACGATGCAGGGGATCCACTTATTATCCAGGCCGGTAGCCTTGATAATTTGGCCGATCAGATAGCAGATCACTGTAATTCCGGCCACGCTTGCAATTCCAAAATCCATGATTTTTCCCTCCAAAAATTAATTTTTTGCGGCCTTGAGATCGCGGATATCGTGCTGGCACTCTGCCATTTCGCCCTCCAGCTTATAGGTTCTCTCTATCAGATTATTGTGCATCTGCACTTTCCGCTCCAATTGCTCCAGGCGATATTGCGTAAGCCGGCTGGAGGCGATTACTCCCAAGCCAGAGCCGAGCAGAGTGCCAGCCAACGAGAGGAGGGCCACGACTATGGCGTCCGACATCTTCAGGCCACCTCCCAACTGCCAGGCAGCGCAACCGGCCCATGCACAGTGGCATCCACCTTGCACCGGTAGATCAGCCCATCCGCCCAGCGCATGTACTCGCCCGCCTGGTAGGCATCATGTGCGCCAGTGGGCTGCACATAAGGCAGTGCCCACTTGGCAGATGTAGCGTGGTACGGGGCCCATAGCGCGGGCGCGTCGCCGGGGGCCCAGGCCTCGTTGCCCACACTATCATGTGCCTGGCAGCAGCGCCAGGGCTGGCCGGCATGCGTCCGCACATCGCCAATGGCGTACTTGCCAGGCTCCCAGGGCAGCAACAGCGCCGAATCGGCAATCACATCATCGGCCTGGGCTGTGGCCGCTGCCGCCCGGGCTTCCTTGGCCGCCCTCCGGGCCATTGCCGCGAGAGCTGCGTAAATATCAGGCATCCTTAATTCCTCCTTCGATTGCCGCCAGCAGGGCGGCTAATTTTTCGGCGTCAGTGGGCTCAGGTGGGGGCGCGGCGGCCATCAGGGCTTCCAGTTCGGCGATTTCTTCCGGTGTAGCATCCCGGTATATGCCATTTTCGAATATTCGCATTTTTATCGCCCCCTGATTAGGATTTCAGTCCCAGCTGGCAGCTCGGAGCCCAGGCCAGTCACGGTGAGCTCGACCCCCTTGATACGCCAGGTATCGTTGAGCACACGAAGGCTCATGTTATTGTTCTGCTTTAGCGCATCAAGCCCAATCGGCCCAATATAATGTGTAGCACTAATCGGATATGCTATAGATGCTTCGTTTATTGTGCTCTCGCTTCCGCGTGCAACCCAGCAATCGCCCGATAGCATGTTGATATATCCTATCGCAAATCCGAAGCCGGTTTCCGCCCCGGTCAGTAGCGGAAATACGTTAAAGCGATGTATAGTATTATCATTTTCTGGTTTTGCGTATATCGAGCAAATCAGTTGCTTTACGCTAAAGGAGCGGATTACGGACTCCTCTGCGGGCGCATATACCTGGATACTTATCTCCGGCAGCCAAAGCGCTGCGCCCGTGTCCGAGCTATCCACATAAATCTTGGAGACTGCCTCTTGGAGCATCACATGGCGGATGGGCCTGAGCTCAGTAAGCACCGGTGCGGCGCTAAGTCCGTATGAGCCGCTGCCGACCACCATTAGAGCTTTCCGGATATCGGCCAGCCCCGGAACAGGCACGCGCGCCACCCCATCGATCCGCTCTCCCAGATTCCTTAGCGCGCTACCACATGCGGATATCTTGCGATCTGCCGCAAGGGCAGTGTTTTTTGCAGCAATTATTTGCTGCTCAAGTCGATCTTGCAGCCGGGCGAGTTGGCCTTTTGTCCAGGCTGATACGCCATTCAGTGCCGTGGTAATAGAGTCTCGCATACCGCATCTCCTATATTTCCAGAATCTGCTCCGCGAAGTACAAGCAGACCAGTCTGGGCCCGCTGAAGTAGGAAGTGTTGATAACGCTCACCCCATCGAGTGTATCGATTTCGGTGCGCACCACGGGACTCAGGCGCCGGAGCTGACCGCCGATAGACTCCCGGATCATGAGTGTCGCGTTCTGCCTGATGTACCCCTCCACCTTGGCATACAAATCCGGGCTCACAAAAGTGTCGCCTTTGGCAACGTACGTTTCGCCGGTCGGCAAAGTCAGCACTGCGCCATCTGTCGAGCCGGGGGATATATCGCGGGGGGCAACAGCGTTTACGCTAGTCGGTACTACTTCGGGCTGATCCAGCCCCAGCACCACCGCGCCCAGCCCCGATGCCGGGATCCGAAACACTTGGCCCTCCTTAGTGCCGAGCACATGGGTGGCACCATCCTCCACCACCGGGGCATCGCTCAGTTTTATAAAGTTATACATATTATCCTCCCTAAATACAGCAAATATTTCCATCCCCATCCGTGTAAATTGCCCCTCTGCTATCGGCCACCGGCTCCAGCATCCCCGCCTCTGCCAGGGATTCCAGGGCCTCATCCGGCGTCAGGGCGGCTGCCTGCATCTGGGCCAGTACTTGCTCCCAGAGGGCGGGGGTGTGCTCCTGAGGGGGGCTGCCCTCAATGCGCCCATTCGCCGCGATTGTCAGCGGCTGCCGCATGATAGCGGTGGGCCGGCGCTTGCCCGGTGCGTGGCCAACTGCAGAGATCCAGAGGTATCCGGGGCGGTCCAGCACTTCCCAGGGCACGTCCATCGTCCCGCCAGTGTACAGGCAGGATTTTTGCGTATAGGCCGTCGCAAATACGATAGTGATTGTGTAGCCGTCCCAGGTTTCGTCGGCGGCGGCTGAAAAGGACGCCTGCCCGACGCTCCGGGCAATCAGGGGATGATCCACAGTTGCAATCAGCTGCTGATGATTGATATCAATTGCAATATGGCTCATGCCAGCACCCCTTTAATATGCAATCTTGCCGTGTACTGTGTTGTTGTGGATATCCCGCTATAATTGGATAGTCGGAATACCACAACCTGCCCTTCCACATCGGCGTTGCAGATATGGCAAATATTGCTGGCCGTTCCGCTCACCACTGCCCCTGTCATCCCGAAAGGCAGAGCAATCGAAAATTGGCTGGAATAATATCCATTGCCAATGGCCGTGGACGACGAGGCTTTCACCTGATGAGCGCCCCACAGTTCCACGATGCCGCTGGCCCATTTTTGATATCTCCAGCTCCCGGATGTGCCGGAATCCACCACATAGTCGGGGCCGGCGGAAAACTTTACTGGCACCTTAAATTCCAGCTCGTTTTCTGTAGGATTGTACTCGTACAGGATCGTCCCAATATCCAGTGTAGCCCCGGCGTAGGATGTCTGGATTCCGTCCTGCAGGGCAATCCGCACTTCGTAAATACTGTCTGTCATGCGAATATTATAGATTTTCGTCGCGGCGGTCTCATAGTTCCCGGCTGTCTGCCAGGTGGATGCGCCCTTGATCCGGTACTGCACTGTAGCAGTGTAACTGTTTTTTCCTTTGCAAGGTGAGATGGAGAGCTTGGCATAAACTTTGAGATACGTCCCGTCGTCATCTGGCGTCCCGTCAGCCAGGCAGCGTTCGAATTTGGCGTCAGAAATTCGGGGTGGCTCGTAGTCCACCACCTCCAAGGTCAGGGTCTTTGTTGCGGTCAGACCCCGGCTATCGGTCACGGTCGCCTTTAAGGTGCACGTCCCAGCCTGGGTCAGCACGCCGGATTCGATGTCCGGATCGTATAATGGCGGAATCCGGGGCCCCGTGGTGGACGTCTGCCGGATGATGTAAGATTTGATGGTTGCGCCGTATTTTCCGGCAGCCGATATGCGGAAATGAGGCTGGCTGTATCCTTTGATGTACAAGCCCCAGGCCGCCGGCACGCCGTTTCCGATTGGCGTAGCAGTGAAGCTAGATATAGTGGGGGCGGCTGCGGCGGGCACAGCAAGATCGAAATAATCGCTGAAGGCGTACCCCACGAAGGACCCCACACTATCGTAGGTTCGGCACCTAATTCGGGCCCGCGCGGACGTGGTGTTGGGGATGTGCTGCATTAATTCTAAGGGCGGCACCCATGCAGCAGAGGCCCCCACGTTTTGAGCAATTTCACTCTCGATAATTTTGCTACCGGTGTACAATAATGCGTCAAGTGTGTGGGTATAGGTGGTATTTTTCCGATTAGTGTATATGGTTGTTTGCAGGCCAAACTCCTTGCCGCCTGCCGCCACGGTCGGGGTGGATGCTATTGCCATTCTAATTAAGCCTCCTGTATCTGCAAATTCCGGTCCCGTTGCTTCGCTGGAAGAACTCGAAGCAGCAAAGGCGGGCATATTCCGTTGCTTCCACAGAGGTGATGTACATCTTGTTATTGCTGATGTACGCCACAACTGTGCCATTTTCGGTAAATTCAAGGCGGTCATTGGTAAGCCGGGCAGCATAGGGGCTATCCGATTTGCCAATTTCCACCCCATCACTGGATGCCCGGATGTAAGTGGAAATCTCTGCCACCGCGTCCGCCAAGTCGTTTCCCACGTCGTCAATCCGCTCGCTGGTTTGTGTAAAGGTGATTTCCAGTCGGGTTGCGGTCTGCTCGATCAGCGATTGTAGGCGCTGGATAGTCTCGTCTGTCTCCTCGCCGGTGGTTTGCACATAAGTCCGCAGCTCGCCCAGCGCCAGGCTCAAGCCGGTCACCTGCCCGGCAAGGTCCTGGTTTTCGATGGTCAGCCCATCGATGGTGGCCAGGATTTTGAGGATCCGTCCGTGCAGGTTTTGCAGTGTATTGCTGTGGGCCGCCGTTACACTATCCCGCCTGGCGCTGCCAGTGGACTCCAGGGTATCCCGCTGCCCGGCGGTGGTCCGAGTCATGACGTAAGTGGTGATGGTATCGCCGTTGGCGTCGGTCATCGGCACAATATCCCCTGCGCGGATCCCCAGACTGGCCATAACGGCCACTTTGCAAGGGGTGTACTGGATGGTGTGGACGGCATTATAAATTGCCTGTGCGATAGGCCTAAGGGCTGTGTCGGATCCGGTGGTCAGCAGCAGATTGCCATCAATGATGTAGGTGTTGCTGCCGTCCTCGGCGTCTGCCGGGTGGATGATGCCAATATCCCCATCGCCCTGTTTAATCTGCACCCGGTCGATAGCGGCTACCTGGTAATCCTCGTAGGATAGGCTCCCTTGGTAGTAGTCCGTGGGGCCGATGGCCAGGCCATCAGGCTGCCGGTACCAGCCAAATTGGATCTTGCCCTCCGGTGTGACCCGGCAGAATTGGGCGCTGGCCTCTCCGATCCATTGCAGCAGGCGGCGCCCAGTGATGCCATCGGCGTAAAACTGCTGGATCTGGTAGCTGCCGTTGGGCAGGCTGGTGTTGGCCAGCTCTAAGCCACATTGCTGGCACACCATCCCAGCAAAGGCGTACAGGGTGTATGGCCAGCCAGTCAGCCCCCGTAACCAAGGAGATAGGTCCTTGCCCGTCCAGCTCATTCGATCGTAGGCTGTCACCTTGTAGGTGTTGGCGGTAGACCGGGTGGGCTTTTCTGCCGTAAAGTGGCCGACCAGGGTCCGCGCACCAGCGTCATCCACCTGGTAGTAGACAATCTCCGCCCCCTGGCTAATAGTCAGCGCACCCGCCGGCGCGAAGATGGATAGCTCTAGGCAGGCACAGCAGGCAGATCCCAAGGTCAACTCGGTTCCGCTGTTGACACTTTCGGTGTAAGTGCAGCTGCGGATTGCATTACCGCCTTCCGATCCAGAGGAAAGTTCTGTATTGCCCGGGAGGACGATTAAATTTTTCTGCATATCACCCCTCCTCAACATTCGACAATATTGAACTTCAGATTCTTATATAGCCCGGTCCGACTGCTGTGCAGAACTACGCTTGCCTTGGAGCAGTAGGCTGTGCATGTTTTAACGGCTCCGTTTTCCAGGAAAGAGAATGTGAAGGTGTTCTTCCCATCGAACAGTCCCATGATGTAGGCGTAATCCTCTTTATCCAGGATTGCATAGCTGAATCCAAAGGTCCGGACCTTTTCCCGGACCACAAAACGATGCATAACACCGCTTTCATCCCGCCCAGAATCAGAAGCATCCAAGTCGGAAAGGCTGATTTCCACACCCTCATCCGGGGCCAGAAGGGCGCTGCCGTCCACCTTATAGGCAGTATCATAAGCTCTTATCATGCGAATCCTCCGTTGATCACAGCCCGTTTCCGATTGTAGCGGTCCACTGCGCGGCCTAGCGTCTCATCTCCGATGGTTACGCCGCCATTTTCCTGGATAGCCTCAATGATTTTTCCGGCCACTTGCAGGATGGCATCCACCACATCCCCATTTGCAGCAGCCACGGCCTCCGCAATGGCGGATTGGGGTGCGGCGATTTCGGGGTTGCTGCCAGCTCCGGGATACTCGCCCATCATGGCCAAGGTAGGCTGCTTGATCACGCCGCCTTTGGCCAGCAGCGGAATTTGTGGGGCGGATAGCTCTCCAATATTAAAGCCAAAGGATTTGCCGCCAAGGCCGGGAACCCAGTCTGGGATGCTGAAGTGCAGCTTGTTCAGCAGCCGGATCACAGCGTTCAGGCCGTTTACCACTCCACGGATCATCCCGTTAATACCGCCAATGATGCCGTTGATAGCCCCTTTGATGGTAGATACAATCCCGTTCCAGATGTTGGAGATAATTTTCTTCACGCCGTTAAAGATTTCGGTGACCTTATTCTTAACCGCCGTGAATGCTGTGGAAATCCCAGATTTGATGCCATTTACCACATTCAGCACTGTGGATTTGATGCCATTCCAGATGTTAGCAGCGGTATCCTTGATGCCGGTCCACAGATTGGATATAAAGCTTTTGATGCTATTCCAAATGCCGATAACATCATCCTTGACTTTATTCCAAATATCCTTCAAAAAGTTCCAGATGGAAGTAGCGATGCCTTTAATCCCGTTCCAAATCCCGGAGAAAATTTCCTTGATTCCGTTCCACGCACGATCCCAGTCGCCTGTGAAAATTCCGGCGATGAAGTCAATTAGGCCATGCAGCACATCAATAGCAGCGCCAACTACATTGCCTATTAGATTTCCGATGAACGTAAATACGCTACTTACGATCGATCGTAGCAGTTCGAAGATGGGGCGTACAGCGTTCCATACAGCCGCAATCACTTCGCCAACGCCACTAATGATTTCCTGAATCTTGTCGCCCTTTTCTTGGAAGGTTTCCGCAACTTTTGCAAAAATCTCCTTCAAGCCGTTCAAACAATCAATTACAACATCTCCGATGAATTCGGCAACTGGTTTCAGTTGATCCAGCAGTTTTTTCAGGCCTTGCCACGCCGGATCCAAGATATTGCATAAAGCCTGAAAGGCAGCCACCAGTAGATCAATGCATGCCGGCACATAATCCTCAATCGTCCAGGATGCCAGCGGCAACAGTACAGATTCATAGGCGTCGGCTAAGGCCCCAGTAACCAATCCAACCAAGGATTCGCACACGGAGATATACTGTGCAAAAGATCCCAGCGCAGGAGATAAGTCCAATCCGCTGAGCCACTCCGCTGTAGCCCCGGATATGCGGTCGAGCATGCCCAGGACGTTGTTCAAGATATCCCACCAGGCCTGTATAATCGCAGTCCCGTTCCCGTTATCGTCCCAGGCGGCCTTCAGGCGTTCCGCAAATTTATCCGCACAGCCCATGATGTTGCTGAAGATACTAAGGATGCTTTCCAGCGTCTGCTGACCGGTACCGTTGGTGAATACTTCATAAAAGCTATCGCCTATGCTGCCAGCAAGCGCTTTCACGCTTGCAAAGGCGCTTTTCATAGATGCGATGACTTTTTCGCCTTGACTATCCCAGGCTGCCTCGAACACATCAAAAATGCCTGCCAACTTTTCGCTGATCGGGCTTGTGTCCAGATCCAGGGCGGCATCGTAATTTATGTCTGCGCCACCAGCTCCTCCGCCACCGCCACTCCCTGCACCGGTATCCGGGGCTTCCAGCGTCTCAATCTCATCAAATCCAGCCAGTGTTCGCCTGGCCCTTTCCATTTGCTTGGCGGCCCCGCCCGCGGCATTGCCTGCAGACTGCATTCCCTTGGCCGCGCTGGCCATGGATGCCACAGATTTGCCAGTCAACAGGGATATCACTTGGGCGATGGATGCGAATACCCTGGCTGCCACGTTAGCTAAGGCTGCCAGAGCCGGGGTCAAGACTTGGATCAAAGGGGCTGCCGCCGTGGCTGCCGCACCCTTCAAATTGGCAAGGGCGGATTGCATTTCGGATGTTTGCCCAATGGCGGAACCGAAATACTGCGTTAGGCTACGGAGGCCTGCGCTGATACCATTAAAAATAAGCGCACCGGATACAATGCCTCTCAGCCTTGTCCCAAAGCGGCTTGCGTGCCTCTCGGCGGAGCCAAATCCACGTTTAAACACGCTACCAATCTTTCCGGCTACCCCAGCCAGGGGCGACGCCAGGCCCTTCCCCAGGGCGCCAAGGGCATTTTTCCACTTCTGCTTGGTTGCTTCTGCAGCTTTTCTGTGGGCCTCTTCCGCTTTTTTAGCCGCAGCCTCTTGGGCCGCAGCCGCTTTTCTTGCCTCTCGCTCTTGCGCCGCAGCGGCTTGCTGCGCGGCCCTCGCTTGCGCGTCAGCGGCCTTTTGTGCTGCCCGGGCCTGCGCATCAATCTCCCTCAGTGCGGCTGCTGCTTGAGCATCCAGCGCTCTCTGAGCCTCGCGTTCGCGGGCGGCGGCTGCCTTCTGGGCGGCGGCTGCTTCCGCGTCAGCCTCTTTCTGCGCTGCCGCTTGGACTTCTGCTGCCAGTCGGTCCCTGGCAGCCTCCAGTCGGCTATATGCACGCTCTCTCTGCGCTCCCAGGGCTTGGGCAGCTTTATCTCCTTTATCGCTGTCTGGACCGGAGATTGCGGCCTTGTGGGCCTCACTGAGGCGTGCATACTCACGTTCTAGCTCTTGCACCTTGATGTTGGCCATGGCTACGGCCCGGCTGAAGGAGCCCCTCAGGCTACCCTCCGCAGCCTTGCTGGCACTCTCTGCAGCCTTTCTAACGCCAGCGGCAGCTTGTCCAGCAACTTGCCCCATAGAGGCTTGCGTAGACTTCTCCACACTTGCCATTGACTTCCGGATGCTCTCACGCACGGCGCTCATCATGCTATCGACTTGTTTGCGAATATCCGCCCCGCGCACTATCAGATCCAGATATACTACGCCGGCACTTCCGTCAGCCACTGCCATCACCTCCAAATGCCCGGGCAATCATTGCCTCTAAGCCCCGCATTTGCTGCCTCAGATCTTCCGGGTCTTGCTTTCGAGCCTTACCAGCCAAAAAGCGCTGCCACTCGGACCGGATTCGCTTTTGCCAGGGGCCCATCTTTGCGATGATCTGCGGATCCTGTTCCGCCCGTACAGCCACCACCCGGCCCAATGGCGTATCATCCATCAGGCCACCAACTAGTTTGGCCCACTCTGGATACGGTAGATCCCCTTGTAGCGCCGGAAGGATGCCATACTGTGTGGCAATGCTTTGCTCGATCAGTACGGCGTCAAAAGTCAAGTCATAAACTTCCGACTCGGCACTGTTACTTTTCCTTTGGAAATCGCGCCCCAGCCTCTTCCGGGTCCTCGCCGGTCATGGCAGCCACAACCAGTTCGAACAACTGCTGATACGCAGGATACGGCATATTCATCTCCTCGATTTCCTGGGCCGCCCGCTCCCCTAATGCCAGCCTCAGAATGCCGGCTACACCTCCCATCGGGTCTTCGGCGCTTTTCTGGCTCCCAATGGTGCTCTGCAACTTCGCCACCGTCTTCTGTCGATTGTCTACAGGGTAAATCTTTTCCCCGATGCGAATTTCAGGGGTTTCGGTCAGCAATTTGCCATCCAAGGTGTACAGTTTGCTCATGATGTTTTCTCCTTTTTGTCGAGTATTTTTAATTTTTCCTGGAATGCTTTAATCGGGATGACGTTTCCTGCGCATTCCTGTGGGATCGTCCCATAAAAAATAATCTTCTTTGGGTGCAGGCGGTCTATCATCGCTTCGTATCCCTGCAAGAATAGCCTCCTGCGCTCGGCATCGCCCATGCAGCCAACACTGGAGACTGCTACTGTCCCCCCGGCTGGCTCTCCATCGAAGCACCATTCGTAAGAATCCGGCGTGCTCCAGGAGATAGTAGGGATTACTCGGATTCCGGCCTCCTGCATGTAGGCCCCTACCCAGTGCTTGCGATAGTGATTGTAGATCTGGATTGCTTTAGGGAAATCTGTGTATGTGGAGAAATCTGGAGTCATCACCCAAGAAAATCTCCGCAAAATTGGGATGTATGCATCTACATTGGTCCACAATCTGGAAAATTGATAATCATCGAGGAAGAAATGCACTCCCTTGCTCCACGGATCCTTGCAACTCTTTACGAAATTAAATCCAATGAATTCTTCAGCCCCACTGTAGTCTTCCGGGAAAATATATGGGATCTCGTATTTTCCGGCTCCGCTAAAGATGCGGCGTTGGAGATTTTCGTAGTTTCGCTTGCTTCTGTAGCTCATAGCCGTCACCACTTATTCCGCTTGGGCCTGTATACACCCCTCTTTATCTGGCTGGGCTTTTGGCCATTTTCCCGGAGTTCATAGTCGTGCGATTGATAATTCTTGTACCTAGCATCCCGCGCAGCTTTAAGCTGGTCTGCCGAAATATCCCGGTACCCTTCCAGCTTTTTGGCATTTTCCCTCATTTTGTTGTAGTCCACGTCCCTATAGCTTCCGTTTATCAGCGTCGCTCCTGATGCGGTCCGGTGGACGGTGATAAGCCGCCCACCGGTGCGAAATAAAAAGCCGGATTCTTGGGATAATCCGCTCTTCCCGCCGCGTCCACCCATGGCCGTTAAGCGCCTGCCGGCGCGGGGGTATATGTGGGTTTGCCATCGGACTGCACCTCAAACTCCAGGCCTGCCACGTTCGTGGAGTCACCGGAGCCGGGGTTAGTCACGTTGATCACGCAGTCGAATGTCAGCTTTGCCCCACTCGGAAACTCCCACTCGAACTTGGTATCACAACTGGTCCCGGTGCCCCATGCACTGTTGGCCACATAGTCGTTGCCAGGGTCCCCAACGTTGCGCTTACCGGATAGGGTGATGGTCAGCGCTTTGCCGGTCACCATCCGCCGAGTCCAGCCTTCCGCTTCCATGGGCTTCCATTCTTCAATATTGCCATCGATAGATACGGAGAAGGTTTCCAGGTCCTTGATGGTCACCATGTCAGCCTCTTCCGAACTTCGGCCGGACTTGCCGATTTTGAATTTGTTCTCAAAAACGGGGTATACACCTGTTTTTGTTCCAGCCATTTTGTTCACTCCTTCTTGTAAATCAGTTTTAGGTTTATTGCATACTCGAATACGCCGTCTGGGCCTCTCCCCAAGGGCACAGGGGCCGCGCCCGGATCAGCACAAGCGACTGCCGCACCGCCTATATCGGCCCCTGTTAGCCCGTAGAACAGGCCCCACAGGGCATTTGCTTTGGCCTCTGCCTCCGGTTGGCTTTTCCCCCAGCGGAGCAGCAGCCGGGCGTAGAGAGTGCCGTAGCTGGTGCATGCGGGGCCACCGATGGCAATGTGGGCAGGGCCTTGGTTAGGACTGGGATACAC